GTAATATCATGCTCATAAAAACGAATATTTGGGTGTTTGATAAAACCTTCAACATTTTTCATTGTACCTGTGTAGAAGTTATCGACACAATAAACCTTATGCCCCAAACTTAATAATTTTTCGCATAAGTGACTACCAACAAAACCCGCACCACCAGTCACTAATATATTTTTCATACCTTTTCCTTTTCGTGTTTTTTGTCAATCATGTATTTGGCTATGTACCAAGCGTCAACAATATCAGTCGTAGGCGAACCCAACTTTGTTGTTGGTGAAATTATGCTATGCAAATCAATAAAGGTTTCATTTAGAAATGCTTCGTACATCTTTTCTTTTGTTGCGTTACCCTTTCCAGTAGCGTACTTCTTAACTACAGTTGGTGGAACAGTAAAGAACTTGTATCCATTTTTGTAGAGCATGTACTTTAGTATACCGCAGTTCTCCGCTAAATTAAAAACTTTTCCCTTAGAACCAAAAGAATAGTCTTCAATTAGAATTACAACTTCTTCTTTTTTAAATTCGGCAAGAATCGTCAGAACCCATGAAGCAATATTTTCGTATCGCTCTTGGTCCGTTAGATACTCTTCATGCTGCTCACCAAGAATGTGGTGAAACTTTCCTTGTACCGTTTTACGGTCATTGAGAAAGTAGAAGAATGAATTTGAGAATGTTTTATCGCGTGCAATGCACACGCAAGGAGAAGTTAAACTATAATCAATTCCAACGACGATCATTTTCTTCATCATCGCCCAGATCTTCATCTAGCGTTGAATCGTCATCGAATGGATCTGTATCGTCATTGAAATCTAGTTCTTCATTTTCCGTATCATAAAAATCGCCGCAAAATGGGCAATGAGTTGGTGAATAACTGACTTCATCGTCTTCGAATGATAACGCGAATGCTGAACCACAATTATCGCATGTTAGTTTTAGATCTGGCATGTCAACCCCTCGTGATTGCTGTAATCTTTTCGATTTGCTTTTTAATGACCGCTTCTCTTCCTTCCCACTTAATATATGCCTTGTCGGGATTTTTCATTAGGTTGTATAGCAAAGGAAGAATCAAGGCTTCAACTTCTTTGAGTTTTGATTTATACTTTTCTTCGAGAAGTTGAGATTGTGTGTTGATTAATGAATCAACTTTGTCTTGTAGAAGTTTTAGATCTTCATTTGAAGCAGTCGGTGGAACTGATGCGCCACCATCTGATTCTGAAAATGTAAATCCAAAATCATATTCATCTTGAATTGTTGGCATTTTGCTTTACCTCGTAATCATATCTATCATCGTCTGAAAGAACCCATTTTGATGTGTTCTCAACAGACCACATTTGAGTACCAAGTTTTCTTTCAATTACATTTTGTCCAGGCTTTGTAACAAAAGACGGCTCAAATGCGCGAATGCGATTATTTGGCTGAATTGCAAAATTACCATCATCCAATTTAATCACATGTCCACATTTATGCTGACCAGGAACTTCACTAAATCCAAGGTCAGTTATATTTTTATCTTCTTGAGACCAATCAAGAGTGAACAAATAAGTTCCATCATGCCATCTTTTTTCTCTATCTATATAGCGCATTCTCTTATTGACTAAAAAGTCAAACTGAGTCACGGCAATATGTGAACTGAAACAATCCCAAAGAACTAAATTGTAGAGCGTTTCGATCGGCGCAGGAATCTTATGACAGAAAGCGTGGATTGGCATGCGGAACCAAAGCCCTTCGTCTTCCATAATGAAATGAAAAAGCGGGGCACGATGCGGTATCGACGCCACACCGAATATAAGGACGGGAAGATATGTGTCCTTCGCTTCATCGAACTCCACTCTGTTCTGAAGAAAATTACTTCGCACATAGCATTCTATGGGCGGTATGTTTGCATTTAAATATGCCATAGGTTTATATAGTAAAAAAGTTAAAAGAAAAAAAAGGGGACCGAAGTCCCCTTTCTTGATTGCTCAGTTTTTATTACTGAGCAACTGGTGCTGCGTCAACAACTTCAGCGGCTGGTGCTTCAACAACAGCAGCATCAGCGGCTGGTGCTTCTACTGCTTCAGCAGGAGCAGCAACAGCAGCATCCTCTGCAGCCTTATCAGCAGCAACCTCTGCTTCTGGTGCAGCACCACAAGCAACGAGACCAAGAGCAACTAAACCAACAAGAATTGACTTCTTCATTTATTTCTCCTTTGTTTTAAATTTCGCATACTCCAGCAGAGCAAGCGAGTTCCTTCGCTGAAGTCGTAGTATCTGTTTCCTCCATGAACTCCACCCAGTTGATGTCAACATTTTGGAGTCCAAGAAGTTCATTATACTTCGCTTCATCGATTTCTTCGTATGGTGCCTGACGATATGAACCGTTGTCTCTTGGGAGGAAAGAAACACCCGAAAGAATCGAAATGTTCTTATAAACCCATGCACCAACTTCCATCCATTCGTCATCACCAACATAAACTGTAATAGAAGGCTTATGTTCGCACCAGTGATCCTGATAGATCTTCCACAATTCCAACTGCTCAATCGCAGTCATGTCATTACGAGTAACAGAGTTCTTTGGTGCCTTCATTGGGAATGAGAACACCCAGTTTGACTTGCTATAAAAATCTTCTTCAGCCTTATATCCCTTGCCAATCATAAACTGAGCAAGTGGATCTTTCATATCAGCCCTAACTCGACGAATATAATATTGGGCATAGCGTGGGTGAATGCCTGAAGCGGAATCAACCAACTGTGATACAGTGCCTGAAGGTTTGACGCAAGTAATTGCAGCCGAGACTGGAATACCAAGAGCATCCGCGAATTCCTTATTGATTTCAACACAATGCAAACGGATTGCATCCAATGCATCCGCGAGTTTTTGTGACGGCTTATTTAGAAGTTTGCTGTCACAAATACCTGTAAGAGACACGCCAAGTAGTCTTTCTTCATCACAGTTATTCTTCCACTTCTTATTGATGTAGCGGAAGTCTGTAAGTGTTGACTGAAGTGTTCCAATGATTGTAGCGAGGCGAGCCTTACGCTTCAATGACTCAACATCATCATTGGCGCGAACAACAATCTCAGAAAGATTACAGAACTCAAATGGACGCAAAATGATTTCAGAGCAAGGATTTGTTCCAAACTCATGCTTTGGATCACGACGACCATTCTTCGCAGCAACAGCCTGTGATGCAGCACGAGAGAAGATACCTCTCTCACCTGACTTTGACATATAGAGAGCATGCCATTCATTCATGAATGTATCCATATCTACCTGTTTATCATACACCGCTGAAATGTTTGCCAACGCTCTTTGTCCGTTATGCGCCCACCAATCTCCCGACTTTGCGTGGCGCAAGTGGTCATCGTTGAGGTCGGTAAGAGAAATGAGAGCACTACGGCGAACACCACCGCAAACAACAATATCCGCGATCTTGCATACGATGTCATGGCACTCCAAGGTCGACAGTTTCCTGCCCCTTGCCTTTGTGAAAATATTGAGAGTAAACTTGAATAGATCGACAAGTGGTTCTGGACCAGATGCGCGACCACCAAATACCTTTAGACGCTCACCTGCTGGGCGAACTTTTGATACATCCCATTTTGCAATCTTTCCAGAATACAAAAGCGAAATGATTTCACGATATGCTGAAGCCCAACCAATCTTAGAGTCGGCAACAACAACTGTTGTGTCTGTCTCATGCAATTCTTCTGGAACTTCTGGAAGTTTGTTAGTATACTTTGACTCAACAGAGAATCCAACACCTGTACCACACATGAGAATGTACATGATTTCGTCGAATGCTTTTGTATTATCAATTGCAACATATGAGCAGTTATATCCTGCAACTTGATCTTTCTCGAGTGCTGGTCCAGCAGTCATCAAGCAACGCATTGATGGCATGACTTCCAAGCCAAGAATGGCTTCACGCAATTCTTCCCAAGGAACTTTCTTGTTGTTATTTGTCTTCTCTTGGAAGAATCGAATATAGCGATCTACTGTTTCATCCCATGTCTCGCGGCGACCTAGTTCATCATTAAATCTTGCATAGCGAGAAATGTGAATAAAATCTTGATAGATGCTTGGAAGTCTAGTTGTCATCATCTGCTCCTTGTTCTGTTAGTTATTAATCCAATTTTCTAATTCTTCTTTTGACTTGACACCAGTGAATCGTTTTACTTCAGCATCATCTTGGAGCATGACCATTGTTGGTACTCCACGAATCTTGTATTGCTGAGTGAGTGTTGGATTCTGGTCAATATCAACTTCTTCAATCGCAACCTCTGTTGCAACTGAAGTTAAAATTTGTGTTAGGTGCTTGCATGGTGCGCACCAGGATGCTTTAAACTTGAGTACCTTCTTCATTCTTCTTTCCTAAAAATGCTTGTATTGTTAATCTCAAATCCCCTTCATAATTAACTGGCGTTGTGCAATGATTCACAGATCCATATTGCAGCACAGCAATATTTCTTTCTGGTACAACCCCCTTCAATTCACCTTCATCTTCATATAAGAAATAACCACCAAAGTCATGATGCCACTCACGATTAATATAAATCGTAATTGCACCCTCATACTTAGAATTATCATTATGCCATGGAATATAACTGTAACGAGTCCAATAATAAATCATAATATTATTGTCGAAAACTGATAATTGAGTTTTATCTTCAATTATTGTTTTTAATTTTTTATGAAGTTCACTATCTCTATAGATGTTATGGACTAATACTGGAAAACTATCTTTTCTAATTCCGTAGTCCCACCATCTATTGGTACAAAATTCGTTTCCTCCAAGTGTCAACAAGTAATCTGCAGTTCCGATCGTTTGCTCATATGTTTCTTCGTCTAAGAAATCTCTATACTTCTTAATTGGCATAAATCACTCAGAGATAAACTGTGTTGAAAGAGGGAATACCTCAGCAATAACTTTCGCACATTCTTGAGCAATCTTCATATGCTCCAACTGTGTACCATTACCGCTTCGGAGTTGTATATAGTGAATCCATGATCTCAAGGTTCCACTCATATACATTCTCGACATTGTTAATCCTTCTGGAAGCAATGCTCTTGCTTGCTCTTTTGCAATTCCATTTTTAATTGCCCAGTTATAATGAACCTTTACTAGATCAATAAGTTCACGCTGACGATGATCCCACTCATACTGAAGCATCACATCAACGCCATCAGCAATCGAATTTTGACGATTCTTTGGATCTTGCAATCTTGCTTGTCGTGTGACAAACTCTAATTCTTTTACTGGGTCAGCATATCGCTGAGAAAATTCTTGGAAAGAAAAACTACGATGGCGCAGAATTTGTCGCGCAATGTCGCGAGTTGTTTCAATTTCCAAACACATGGTTGCCATTTCTAATGGTGACCAGTGTTGATGCTTGATCAAATATTTGATCAACTTCTCTGCTGTTTCAGAGTTGATTTGATTGGAGGGATTGGACACTCTTGCGCAGAAGGCTACAAGGTCCGTTGGTGTGTCCAATCCCTCGAGAACTGGTTTACTGTATGATACTAAAGTTACTTTCATGCTCCAACCTCAAATACTAAAGTCTTATGACGAATTTCTTTTGTGCCGCCATCATTTGCTAATTCTTGTCCACGAATAAATGCGTCTTTATATTCTGGATGTTTGCTATCGTCAAACCACCACCAACGATCGATTACATATTTGGGCTGCCTTTGATACTCAACATACCAAAGACCCGCATGAAATTGTACGCGAACTCTTTTGATTGGGTGTTTAATAACTTCTAATCCAGCGTCGTCTAGTGTAAGCATACTAGCACCTTTTCCAGTGTGTGAACTTCAGTTTGGCAGTTAAGCCACTGAAAGTATTAGCATCTATAATATCTTTTATTTCACTTGAAGTCAAGCCATATTGTATCATATCATTAATGTCTTTACCCTTTACACTATCAGGAAAAAGACAAACATTGTAACCTCTATCAACTGATTTCTCAATTTGTTTTACAATGTCTTTGTTGCGTGGTTCATTATCATAAACCAAAACAAAATCTAGTTCTGGAAAAATTGCTGCCACGCCGCCCAAATTAGAATCGCCAGAGGCAACGGAATTTTCAACAAAAAAAGAATCAAACTGTCCTTCCAAGATATAGACTTTATCTTGCTTGCGCAAGCGATGCAGTCCGAACAGTTTCTTCTCATCTGTAATCTTTACCGTGACATAGCGAACCTTGGTTTCAGACAATGCCCTTCCTGCGACATTCGTAATCTCACCCTTTTCGTTAGTGTAAAGGAGTACGATACGATCGTCGTTGGGGACCTCGTCTTTGCCATGATTGGGGAACTCTTTATCTAGGAAATCTCGAAATTTCGCGACAAAGAGAATCTCGTCCCAAAACTTCTCAGGAATCTTCCTATTTTTTATATAGGCTCGAGCATAATGCTCTTCGGGTAGATTTTTTACACTATAATGTGCAAACGATCGCCATGTTCTCTCCAGGCTTTCAGATTGCGCTGGATTTCTTCCGGAGTCGTCGAGAGTAGACTGGAGTCTGGCGTAGGCGTTTCCCTTGAGTTGTTCGAAATCAGGCTTCTTGGTGTTAGAGCCGTATCCTGTTTCACCAGCTGAGTATCGTTCCAGGATGTACTGCTTATAGGTTGTACCATCAATCTGTTCCAGAAACTTCGCAAATGTCGTAGACTTGCCGCAATTGTGGCAGATGAAGAAGTAGTCGTTGGACTTGCGATAAACATAGCCTCGTGCCTTTAGTTTATTTTTCTTCGAATCACCGCAATAGGGACAGCGAAAGTTATACAGATCAGTTTGCTTTTGCTTGAACTGTTCTAACTTTGATGATACAAAACCAAGAAATTTTCTGTCAATGTAAACAGACATAAAGAATAATTTTTCACCAACGGATTCATAATTATATACTATTTAATCTCGAAAGGCAACCCCACTCGAGATAAAATCCATCCAACAACAGCAGCACCGCCAATAACAATCCAGCGCCACTTGTTTAAATCTTCGATCTTTTGTTTTTCAATTTCGTGTTGAGCAGCCATCTCTTGACGAAGTGATTTAATTTCATCCATGATAGAGACTTCAATCTCTTCAATCTTGTTATGAACTTCACGGAGTTCGTCGTTATGCTGTTTCTCAAGTTTGTCAAGAGTTCTATCGAACTTCTCGTAGATTACAGAGAAGAAAGAAATCTTCTCTCTCATTGCAGCGACCTCAGTCTCTATTTTACTGAGTTTACTCTCAAAGTCAACCATTTTACTTTACCGCCTTACTTTTTGTTTTTATTCCTGCTTGACGCAGTTTTCTTGCGCGGCAGTGGGCTTTTTGTGAGAATCCTTTTGGGTTAGAGCAATCTATTGTTTTTTTATACTTATTGCTCCAACTCTCAGAGAGATATTCTTTGAATGTTTGCATTATTTATTCTTTTCTTGCATTATAGCAAGATCACGATCAGACATTCTTTCCCAAATGCTTGGTGTATCTTCGTATTTCTTCTCAACAATTCCATACATATGCTTTAACATGTATGCGCGAGTGGCGTTGTCACCTAATCTTTCTTTGCATAATTCGTCGCTGGCTTTTGTTTTCCACACATTTGGAAGTAGTCCATGCACAAGTAGAATGAAAGCGATTCTCCACGCACGGTAGAGATGTTTAAAATAGCCGTAGCCTACTTCATTTAGGTGTGATGACATCTCTTGTAATCTCCGCTTGTGGTGTTGGTGGTGTCGCTGGCTTCTCGATCGTTTTTAATTCTTTTGCAGGAACCATCAATTCTTCTGGCAAATCAATCTTTTCGATTTTTGGTAGCAATCTTGTCATTGCCTTACCACAACCAGATAACATCAAAGACAGAGTAATTATAAGAATAATTTTCATAATCAACCCTCTTTCTTCTTCCAAGGAAGATCAGGAAGTTTAATGTCAATGCCTCGTTTCTTATTTTCTTCATCAATCTTTTTATTCACTTCGATCAGATACTTTTGCAAAGAAGTGAGTTGCTGCGAATTTTGCAAACAAATTGAATAGTTTTCTACAATTGTTTGAAGCGCAACATTATCTCTAACGAAAGAACTTGTACCATCGCCAGCAAGATTCATATCGAGATCAATCTTTGGAGAAGCAGCAGCGTTGTGTGCGTGTACCCAACCATTCGATAGATCATACTGACCAGGAACTTTCTCAGCCGCTGCTTCAATTATCTTCGTCTCTTTTTCTTTAATCTTGGTGACTCGATCGACATATTCAACTTTCACAACTTCACGAATCATTGCTTGCTCTTTCTTCAAAGCGATAGACAATTCTTCAGCTTCATTTGCTGCTTTTTGAATCATCACTTCGCCTTGATCAACACCTTTCTTATAGCCAGCAGCAAATGCGCCGCCAACTATGAAGACCACAGCAAGGATCTTATAGGGTAATGGTATAAGCATAAATTAATCCTTTGGCCAAACTTCTGCTTCAGTAATATCATTCAACCACATGCTTGCGCCTAGAAACTTCTCATACAACCAAAAAAGTCCAAGAGATACTTTTCTAAACAATTCAGCAAGTATGCGAAGAATCCAGATGAAAGGAACTGCGACTTGTGAAAAGATAAACATTATTCACACCAACTTTGTTTCTTTTCACCAAAGTATGCACGAGCATGACCATTCTTAATCAGTAGTTCAGAGAGTTTCTGACCGTCGATAATCACATCTCCAAGGACGCGACCACCAAACTTGTCGTGCTCCTTCAACTCGATAAGAATAGTCTTTGCATTTGCGACTAGGTTTTTTGTAAAGGCACTTGCTGCTTCTGCAGCAGCTGCTTCTTTTGGGCAAGCAGCGCGTGCTCCTTTTTCTGGAGTGTCAACACCCATCACACGCAAACTTAATTGCGGCTTGAGTGGCTTTGGCATGAATGGTGCTTCAAAAACCACCGTGTCGCCATCAGCAACCTTTACGACTTTGTAATCGTAAGGGTTTGCTAATGTGACTGAAGAAAGAGTTAGTGCTACGAGAGCAATTAACGCTTTCATTACTTTGCCTTCTTGGCGCGAGCCTTCTTAACCTTTTCTGCAGCCTTAACTGCAACTTCTTTTGCTTCAGCCTTTGCTTCTACTGCAACTTCTTTAGCAGCGGCAACGACATCTTTCGCATCAACGACGCCATCGTTGTTCATATCTGGCTTTTTCCATAATTTCCAGACAATCCAACCAGCAACAGCGAGCAATAAAACAACAACTAATGTACCCATTTTTATTTCCTCAGTTTAGTTTTCAACAAAATGGTTGGTGTGGCTTTCACCACACCAACCGCACATCGATTACTTCTTAGGTGCGAATTTCTCCGCAACAGTAGTACCAAGACCAGCCACAACAATCATCATCATTGAATCATACATATTCTTGTCAACTACCATACCCCAGAACAAATTTAATACGAAAGCAAGAGCAACCAAGAAAGTTGCTAGTGTCGTAATTACACGCTTGGATGAAACAGAACCATCTGCACCATCGGCGATCATTGATCTTAAACCAGCGAATAGACTCATTTTTTGTCTCCTAATACTCGTTTTGCGAATTTTACGAAATTCATATATTTTTCCGCGACACTATAGTCATAGGTAAGTATAAGAATTCGACTACGAAAACTCACGATATATCGCTTTCCTTCATTGCGGAGACATAATGTTTCCATCATGGTAGTCTTATTTAGCCAATGGATTTTCCCATGCCTTCTGGATCTTTTCGTCGACCTTCTTTTCTAATTCCTTTAATTTAGCGTCTGTTTCGCGCTCGATCGTTCTTAATCGCGCTGACATCTCGCGGTCTGTAACGCCGACAAATCCGCGAACTTCCTTATCGAGTTCGCGATTGCGTCTTTCGGCTGCATCTACATCCGCTTGAAGACTATCAATATCACCCTTTAGATCTGAACGAACATCGCGAAGAATGTCACCGCTCTCGTCGACCATAACGACTGCATTATCGACGCGCTCTTCCATCTTCGTGATGCGCTCTTGAATAGCGGATAAGTCTGGAGCAACATACTCTTGAATCTGTTGCTTCATGTCCATGTAATCTTTATAGAACTCAAATGCGCCATAAAGACCACCTAATACTGTAGACACGATACCAC